TAGGTTCGCCTGCCGGATTGACGTAATAGTCTATCTTTGCTTGTCGATTACCTGTCTTTGTACGACATAGACTTTCCCATGATCTAAAGTGTATACCTCTATGATTTTCGTAGAATAGATACCCTGCGCCATTGAAGTCTTTAGAGTTTGTTCTATTCGCTAACATTTGTAGAAAGTCATATGGTTGCATAAAATTACCCACAAGTTTATTGTTTGTATTACTCTGCTCTATGTGTAGTTTCTTATTTGTTTGCATAATGGTACGCATTACCTTTGCAAAAATCCCGTCACTGGAATCGTCAAAGGCGCTCTTAATTGATGTTCTTGCGTTCTTAATTGCTTCTTTTGTCGTAAAATGTATTGTATATACTTGTTGTCTTTCTGCTGTTTCTTGTATGTCAGAAACCTTGTATATTCTCATGCGATAGTCAACAAAACTTATTTCTTCGTTGTCTGGTATACCTAGTGTAAAAGATAGTTCTTCTTGTCCTATAATGGGTGCGTTTTGTTTGTGATTGGCGGAATCTGCCACAACCATATTACCATACATGTTTGGACTGAATATACTCTCATAGATGTTTAACTCTAACATCAAGGGTCGCAAGTCAATTGGATCACTACTCGAATAGAGTACAATAGGCCCTAACCTATAATCACCTGCAAATTCTAAATTCGCCATATTACCTTCTTCGTTTGATTAGTCTTTCAAAATCTTTTGTGAATTGTTGTATATACGCAGCGTCTAATAATCTAATACGCCTTTTGTTGTCGTTCTCGTTTTGTTCGTGTTCATAGTTTGTAACAGGTAATGCACCAGCTGTGTCACTTGATACTTGTAACTTCTTTGTTGTGTCGCCACTAGTCGCACTAATCTCATAATGATGAATACCATCTGGATTATCGTACTTATCATTCACAAAGTCAGATAATGCGACTTGGTCTAGTGGCCAATCATAACGGGAGGTTATGTTGTTAATAGTGACGATTACCCAATGTAGCGTGGAATCGCCATAGTATTTGTGTGCTACCATGTCTGGTTGGTCGCCATCTTGTACCACGTATTGGTCAAAGACTAAAGTATTCGCTCTTGCGTTACCTTTCATGTTGACACGGCGCAAAATATCTGTTATAAGTGTTCTTTGTTGATTATCCTGTAAGTCATATGCGTACATTGGAAATTTGCTAAAATAACTCATTTAGAATCCCTCTGCAATCTTTTCTTTTGTCATGATTTCTGTTTCTCTAAATGTTAGTGACATGTTGATTTCACTTGGTGGAGGTGCCTTACCTCCTGGTACATCAATGGGTTGTAAGAACTGTGATTCCCCACCTGGCCCATATGTTACGTTCATTTTTTCTAGTACACTTGAGGCAGCAAATGGTATCCATCTATTTTCTACGCCACCAAACATGAATTGTAGATCAAACTCACTTGGGAATATTAAATGTCTACCAATATTCTGTCCTGGTGTTCTCTCTGGTAACATGTGAAACTTGAATAACTTAATTATTGCGTCAGCTGTTCTAAATTCATTTTCGTTTCTTGGTGTAAATCTAAAGTTAAATTCAAAAGTACGCAAGTCAACACCTGTAAAGATAGCTTCTACTGCAGGATTCATTGCCTTACCTAGTGTTTTTCTTATTGCACCCTCTACATCACCACCACCTGAAACAAGACCACCAACAAACCCCGCAGCCTTTACGCCCAAAACATCTGCTATGGAATCTCTTACTGCGGCACCTGTACCTGCAGCCTTTAATTGTGATACTAATTGGTCAATACTTGATACACCAGCCAAGTCTGGTGCGACCACACCTGCTAAACCTAAATCACTAGACTTATAGTTAGCACCATACTCTGCTTTTAAACCATTTGGCATGTATAAAGCGATTGTGTCTTTTGTTCGTGTTAATCTACCACTCTTACGCAAGCCACCACTAATACTTTTTGATAAACTATCATCTTGTCTTTTAAATATATTACCAATGCTCTCATCATCTTCTTTTCTTACAACACCCTTAGAAAAACTTACATTTTCTTTATCAATTGTTTTTGTTATTTTTCTTTCAAATGTTCGACCTGCAGGACCTTGTTCTATAATGGTTTCTTCTACTTCTTGTGGACCATGATACTTTGAATTAGTACGCTCAAATATATGAAACAATATGTAATGACCATATTCCTCAGTTATACCTAAGTCTAATGGATATCGTAGTGTACCATATGAGTATTGGTTCTCATTTGATACTTTATCAAAAGGATCTGAACTACCAAAACCTTTTTGTCTGCTGTTACGAATAGGTGCTGATGAAGCGGTTGTTGTTGCGCTTTTATTTAATACACTACCTGTTAATCTATTGATTAATCTATCTGCTAAACTTGTCATAATACTATTTATGTGTTATAATGGGGATATCGTAGACCAATGTTTAAGTATATCCTCTGTAATGATTTGAAAATTATAACCTCTTTTATCACAATACTTCTTACAGGCTGTCCATTTTGCGTTGTTGATAACATACTGCTCTGCATTATACTTCCATGATTTTGTCTTGCGTTTTGGTACGGTAGGTGGTACAGTATGTTTTTTTGGTTTGATCTCCCATACTGTTTCTACAATCTCACCTTTGTTGTTTTTATAGCGTAACCAACAATCTGGAAAGTATCGACTTATTCTGTTTGTAAGTGGATGTCTATATGGCACAAACATTTCTTCACTTGCCCATTTCAATATGTTAGGATTATTGTCTAGATACTTAAATACTGTAAGTTCCCAAGAACTACGATATATAATGTTTGTAGGGTCACCCTTGTATTTGTCTGGATTTTGTGGTCTATATTTACCTTGTACCAGTATTCTATTTGATATACGTTTTATCTTCCTCATTCTAATTATTTAGATAAATAGTTGGATGGCAAGTATATTTGATACAATCAGGCAAGCGGCAGGTGATAGAGATTTATCTATCAATTGGTATAAGAAAAAAGTAGCAGACTTATCAAATAAGATATCTGCAGCTCGTCTTATGCGTGGTGGTAAACTAAAGAAGGCACCTACGTTTAATAAATTACATTTTTTCAAATACAATCCTAAACTTAAAGCAACACTACCATACTACGATATGTTTCCGCTTGTTATGCCAATACAATCAGCAAAAGGTGGTTTCTTAGGTATTAACTTTCACTATCTACCAATAGCATTAAGAATGAAATTATTAGAAACATTGGATAAGAGAGGCTTTAGTGGTGATTACAGTAAACTTAAAAACATAAGAGAAGTTAAACCAACAATTAAACATTATCTAAAGAGACAATTCGTAAGTGGATTTTTAGAACTGGAAGAGGATGATTATGCGCCATCTATCTTTATGCCAGTAGCACAATTTAAAAAGGCAAGTGCTAGTCAAGTATGGCGTGATAGTAGGAGAAAAATTTAATGGCAATATTTAGAGGTGGAAAAAGATTAGGACCTTTTGATATAAGAATAGGGTTGCCAAGAGGTACAGAATATGATAATATACCTGGTGATCCTAGATTAAAACAAAGAGCAAATCCAGAAACAACACTTAATCGTTTTAGAGGTGCAATATCTAAAGCAGAAGGTGTTGCTCGTAATACTCGTTTTTTAGTTAATATAGGTTTACCTAAGAATGATATTCTTACTAAGGCATTGAAAGAAAGAGACATACCATTTAGTGCTGATGAAGCATTTGTTGGAGGTCCTCCAGGGATGGCTGATGCAAAGAGAGCAGAGCCATTACAATACGAAAGAGATTTAGCACCAATGATCACTTTAATGTGTACTAATATTACAATGCCTGCAAGAACATTTAATACAAGTCCATATCGTATTGCAGGTGCTCCATTCAAGTATCCAACACAAGTGCAATATAGTGATATTACAGCGACATTTATTGGTGATAAGTTTTTAAGATTAAGACAGTTTTTTGAAGTTTGGCAATCAAGCGTTTATGATAATCTAAACGGCATGTTTAACTTCTATGATAATTATATAAGTAATGTAGATATCTTTCAATTAGGTCAATTCGAAGATTTAAATGATAGAGATAGCAAAACATATGGTGTAAGATTAAGAGAGTGTTATCCATCAGTAATAGGTGATGTACAATATGATAGTGGTGGTAACAATCAATACGTTGCAATCAATGTAACCTTCGCATATAGAGATTGGTTAAACTTTGATATAGACATAGACAGCACAGGTAAGGTAGGTGGACTATCTTCCGGTGTAGTAAAACCTGGTGGTGGATTCTTATCTGGATTCCCGCCTGAAATAAGAAGAACAGGAAGAAACGTTTTAAATCAATTGAAACGTTCTATTCCAATTGGTAAAGTTTTTGGTGGCAAAGTATTTCCACCATTGACATTTTAGTATAAAGGAGATAAATTATGGCATTGCCAATATTAAATACACAAACATTTGAGTTGAACATCCCATCAACGGATGAAAAAATTAAGTATCGTCCTTTTCTTGTAAAAGAGGAAAAGATATTACTACAAGCGCAAGAAGGTGATGGTGATGAAGTCACTAATTCTATATTGCAAATAGTTGATAACTGTACCTTTGGTAAAGTACAGGTAGATAAACTACCATCTTTTGATATAGAGTATATCTTTTTAAATATACGTTCTAAATCAGTAGGTGAAAAAGTAAATTTAAACTTAGCTTTCCCAGGTGATGAGAAAGTAAAAGTACCAACGGAAGTAGATTTGACAAAAGTCATAGTAGAAATGGATGATGACCACAACAATGTTGTTGAGTTAACTGATACTGTTAAGGTTATTATGAAATATCCTACTGTAAAAACGTTTCAAGGTTTAGACTTGACAAAGTTTACAGCTACTGATACAATTAACTTAACTGCTAATTGTATTCATCAAATTATTGACGGAGTTGAAACATACGAATCAGCAGACTTAACTAAGAAAGAGATTGAGGAGTTCTTGGAAAATTTAACACAAGCACAATTCACATCTATTCAAAAGTTTTTTGCTAGTATGCCTAAACTAACATTAGATGTAAAGATAGCACACCCTAAAACTAAAAAGAAGGGTACTGTTAAATTACAAGGTCTTCGAAGTTTTTTTTAATATGCCTCTCGCATATAAACCTCGAAACCTATTACGACTTGAATTTTAAAATGATACAGTTACACCATTGGTCACTAACTGAAATTGAAAATATGTTGCCATATGAGCGTGAAGTTTATCTTGCTTTACTTAATGAACATGTAAAGGAAGAAAACAAAAAAATGAGAGAGGCACAAAGAAGGAGATAACATGGCTGAAGAAA